TCACTCCACCAATTTCATCATCGCTGCAACGATTGGTAACCCACCGCCAGTTGCCGGATCTGGATGTATACCGTCTACATTGAACCAGGCACGTTGAGATGTTGACGCATAATCTGGTGGTGCGTCGCCATAATTAGCTTGTAGGTTATGAAATGCTACCTTGTTTTTTGCGCACACATCACGCACAACTGACGCGTATGCAGCCATCGGTACAGCGTTATTGCGCTGATTTTCTGCTGGCATCATGACAAGCACATCTGATAGAGGACACGCAGCACGAACTGCAGTGATGATCGTCTGTATATCAGCAGCAAACGCCGATGGGTTGCGCGATGATGTCTGATCGTTGGTACCGTGTAGAATGGTGACCAAGTTAGGAGCTAAAGCAGTTAGTGATGTTTGCCACGCGGCCTTTGTTACTTGTGCTGCCCACTGTTGTGCCGAGCTACCAGTTGCGCCGAGTTTGTGGCAGCGAACCCCATCTGTTGTCGTCTGCACGTCTAACCCATAAATCTCAACGCTAGTGACAGGCTGAAACCAGATGTTAAACGCGGTCGTCGGAACTGTCAGCGTAGCAATGGCCACATTTGAAAACGCCGATAAATCTATTTGTGTCCAATCAGCACCACCGTTTGTGCTGTACTGCACGATGCCTTTAGGTTTAGCAAACAGACGGACAGATGACGCACTAGCCGGAACACCGTTGACACGAAATGTTGCCGCTGTATCAGATGACGAAACGCTGCAAATATCAGCACTTTCTGTGCTTGCATAGTTCGGCGTCCATGCACCAGTTTTTGTTAGTGTAATCTGACCGAGCACATTGCCGTTGTATTGCCCAAACGCGCTATCTGACGGATAACCGAAACCGATGTAGCCAATCCCAGCGCTGCCGAAGTCCGCTTGCATTTTCCCCGCAAAAATCCCGCTCCATCTGTTCCAGAGATGCGTCCAACTGTCACCTATATGCGCCGTCACCAGCGTTGCGGACTGATTCAGTTTTCTATGCATCAGCCGTTTATGTGTCTCTCTGAGAGTATTGGCATTAATCGTAGGCGAGTTAGCAATGATTCTAACGCTATCATCGTTATACGTATCATCACAAAGAACTGGCGAACTGTTACCAACGAAAATCCCTCTGGCAACAATGTAAACTCCAGCAGCCCCGACAGTCTGCCCATTCATGACACGAACTTGCAGATAATCAGCCGTATCAGCAATTTCTTGCGTGACGTCTATTGCCTTGACTAATTGTTGATATTGCATTGATGGAAACTGATATTGCTGACTTGCTGATGAACTAATTACAGTCCCGGTTGATGTACGAAAGTATGCAGCTAAATTGATAGCCTGGGCAGCAACCACACCAAGAGTAATTGTGAGCGAATCGCCTGCTTTTAAACCAAGACGAGATGCGGATATATTAATGTCTGTCTGCCCTCCACCTACTGGGATAATCAGGCTTTTTTTACGAGCAAATGGGCTGGCGATGTAATCTGCAACATATGCAGGGTTCGCAACTCCAGCTACAACAGCGGGGCCATATCCGTCAATTTGAGTTTCCCCTGTCTCATAACGCCGAAACCACGGATCGGGCCATAAATTTGGCTGTTGGCGCTGATAGCCAGAATATTCAGCGGGTAGACTCCCATAAATATACTCGGGAACCGACTTACCTACCGCAATTGCTATTGCCAGCAGCTCTTTCATCATCGCGCCAGACACACGAACAGTAATATATGTCGTTAAATCTGGTATCGTAAGTGTCGAGTTTTTATCAGCAAATCCTGATGACTTAGCTGTTAGAGTAGTGCTAGAGAGAACACCATCTTGATTTCTGCAAAATATTTGTATTGCGCCATTCACAGCAGAAAAAAATGCAGCAACACGAACGGTAATTATATCACCTGGCATCACTCCTAGACTGCTCAGAGCCAAAATCCTGTCAGCATTGGCACCGACAGCAGCTTGTATGCCATTTTTTCCCCATGGGGAGTTGCTACTATTTTTAATTAGTATCCCAGCATAACTCATTGCATCAACCACCCCAGCAGGAAGCCCCTGCTTGGGTCGTACTGAGAGCATCTCATTAAAGGGGTCATAGACAATATTTGTTGGGGTTCCCAGCGCATCTTGCTGTGATTTTGACGGTATTGAACGGCTGAACTCTGCCTGGAATCGCCCCAGCGCAGCAGCATATGCGCCAATTTTAAACGAACCATCAATAGTATTTTGAACGCGTATACGTACAGATACAGCACCACTTGGCACAAGACAAACAAGGTTCGGGGCGACGATACCACTTGTCAGAGGGTCTGATGAAGTTACTGATAATTGACTCCTTGTGGAATCTAAGAAAAATACATGAAATTTCCCGCCTGTATTTTGAAACCAGGCAATTATCGAAAATGTCATCGTATCACCAGCCGAGATGGGTAATTGCGTCAAGTCATAGAACTTATCAAATGACGTTATACCAGATGCCTTTATGACAGGCGTCGTAAGTGGCAAATCTTTATCTGATAGAGAAAAAGTGGGTGTTGCTCCTGAATACCAATCCCAATTGCCAAATGTGATATTTTTTGAGGAATATTCGTTAAACGAGTCAAACAGTAAATTACTACGACGTACAACCTCATCTGATGATAAAACTTTACCTGTTGGAGTTGCAATGCCGTTAGAATTGATATACTCAGCAGCCCAAACCTCCAGGTCCTCGCTGCGAACCGAAAAAATCCCTCCATTAATAATTTTTCCAGAGTTAATTGCAGCTTGCGCTTGAGCAACAGAAGTAAATGGGAGTTCGCCTGATTTTATTAGCCCATTATATGCTGTTAACTCATCGCGGAGAAAAAGGGTACGATTTGCCAGTTGTTGACCTTGCACATTAGATGGCCCATCCGAGTTATCATCTGCATTGAATCCCAAAACAGCAGCTTCGGTAGTTAATCTATAAATTTCAGGTTCCCAGACGGATTGCTCATTAATTTTAGCCATACTAATAACCTCTATGTTTACGTGTACCATCATAAAGAGCTTCACCGCTATAAGTAAGCGGTGATTGTGGTTTAATGAGCTGCACTCGACCAAAACAGCCAAGTTCAGCAACATTATTCCTTGATAAATCCGCCAGCAACTGCGCTGACGTTTCCATGCCTGCCATATTGTTATTCGTGTTTATCAACTCCAACTGTGCGAGCGGCTCTAGAATAAGGCGATATAACTCAACCAAGACTGGTGCGTTATCACTGGCAATATTCATCCCCTGATAGCGCAAAAAAAGCTCAACCCTAGGTGCTGTTAATAGCGGTAAGCTCTGGTTTTGCAAATGCTCATAATTTACTGAATATACCTTATTAGTGGGCGTAACCAGGAATTCAATCGTTCCCCATTGCCGGTCAACGATGTAATCAATATTGTTTCTAAGCCCTTCAACAACAACATTAAAAATAGTGGTGTGGGGTAATGAATAAATATCCCCTTTCACAATACCTGCGGGTAACTCATCCTCGGCCTTGATTGAAAACGGCTCGATGACAGGCACTGAACCCAATACCAGTGCCAGATTCTCGGCTGAGAAATTGTGCCAGGTCGATGAAACCGAGGCCGATAGTGCCGTTCTGTACTGCTGTGCCGGTAATAGCACGCCGCCCCGCGAGACTTTTGTCGTTTGTTGTTCCACGGCTAAATTAATATTCAGCGCTGAAACATCCCCGATCCAACGTAATGCGCCGGTGCGGCCATTGATATTTCGTTTGGCTAAAAATACCTTTCCCTGACCATAGTAATAAGTATCAGGAGTCATCATGCTTCCCCTGGCTCTGGCTCTGGCTCTGGCTCTGGTTCTGGTTCTGGCTCTGGTTCTGGCTCTGGTTCTGGTTCTGGTTCTGGTTCTGGTTCTGGTTCTGGCACGTATTGTCCCGCTGGCAGTTGCGCCTGGTAGAGATACAGCGAATCTATGCCATCTCGGCGGCTACGTAGGGTCAGAACATGCACAGCGGCATCAGGCGAATCCTCGCTGCTGTAGGGCAGATCGATGACGAGTTCATCGGTGGCCAATGTCCAGACAACCACATGAGTATCTTGCTGGGTCAATGTGATGATGTACTGCGTGCCAGGCTCCGGGCCGATGCTACCGAACAGGCAATCAATCAGTTGATCGGCTTGCAGAACACGGTCACGGTGGGCATAAGTCAGCAGATAGGTATCAGCCGCCGCAACAATGGAAGGGTAGTGGATACCATTCACACGGATGTTGCCAGGCATATAAGGTCGGTACTGGCGCTGGCGCATCTGTAAACGGGATATTGGAGCCAGTGATGCGTCCAGCGTCGCAATGCTAGTGCGCGTCAGCAGGCGAACATTCACGACTTCACTACCAAGATATTCTTGGCCATCAGACTCAATAGCACTGCTCAGGAACCGAATACGTGCATTAGCCGCATGCGCCTGCGGCAATGTATCCGCACAGCCACGGCCAACCGTTAGCTTTCCTGTAGCCAGGTCAACGGCGTCTATGCGAATGACTTCATTATCAATGATGGCTCCGCTGCCCACTACAGGTGAAAAAACCATTGAAACATGCAGCTCGTTGTCCAGAGCCTCGGCCACTGACAACAACGTTGCTGAGCTAGTCCAGTCACCACGTCCCCGATCTGCAAACTCGGCACCAGCTGCATGAGTCTGCAGATGATAGTTTATGGAGAATGATGTTGGTGCTGTAGCCATTACGCCCAGATAACAAGCATCACTGTTGAGGAACGACAAGTCAGCCGCGCTGAGTGTTGCTGCCAGGGAAAAATACGGCAGTTCGACCAACTGCAGATCAGAAACCGGTACGGCGGTTTTATCTGGCGGTGTCCAGCCGCTGCCTTGTTGGCCACTACTGTATGATGTTGCTGGTAGCCCGAAAACGTCCTGCACGGCAGTAATTGTCAATGCGCCGTTGTCGTTCTCGTCAATCTTACTGACGCGCAGCACCATATTGTTGATGTTGCGGTCAGGCAACGATACACGAAAACAACTGGCTGGGGTCAGTTGGCCACCGCGCCGGTCGAACTGGATCACAAGGCGAGTTATACCTGCCGCGCCCACCTCAAGATCACGCTGAGCAACCCTGGCCGCGAGGTCATGTGTTGGAATGGCTTTATACTCAACAGTGCTGCTAATCAACCCGACAGACTGAATCGAACCCAAGTTTTGCGCCCGGACTTCACCATCTGAATTGGTGACCGGGTCATGATAGGTCACCGTGATTTCGTTCGGGGCTGAGTCCGAGCTTGCGCTGTCATCGTCTTGAACTGCAATAATGCCGTTGTCATACGTAAATAACGGTAAGTCATCAGAATTGTAATCATCACGGATGAGCCTAAGAGTCAGCCTACCCGTTGCCAGGTCACCGTACTGCGCTGCACCGATGTGATCCAATATCTGTTGAATGAACGTATCAAGGCTGTCCTGCCGGTTGTAGCGGAAGCACAAACCAAAACCTTCAGCATAAAGCTGGTCTGCAGCATAACGATAACTGTCCAGATCGAGCTCTTCATTCATCAGCAGACCACGACCCCAATCGCGGTTAGTGGCGCACTCAACGAGAATATGTGCTGGATTCATGGCATGAATAGCCCGCATATTTGCGATGACATCCGGCGTCATTTCATCTTGGCCATCGAGCTGGGCTTCGTTGTTCTGCAAACGGATGAGTGCCTTTTCTGGGTACCATGTGTTGTTGTTGAACCATCCCTGGCTCGTGCGGCGTACACGATATGACCATGGCTTGGGGCTTGCGCTGTAGCAACTGATCAATCCGCTGAAGAACGTGGTTACAATGCCACGAAAACCGGGTACCAGACCGCCTAACAGGTTCAGGACATTGGGTGTAGGCACTTGGTCAGCATATCCCATGGCGATTTCGAGTGTCCCCTGAATCCCCCCCTCACCACCGGTATCGTCTCCACCAAACAGGTTTGGCTTATTGATATAGATAGTGGTGCTGTTTGAAATCTGCCCCTCATAACCGGAAAACACGTTTTTTTTATCAGCCATGATGGCTACAAGCTCGTTCACTGGTCCGCGCCCGAGTCCCGCTTGGATATCCCATGAATAGCGATAGCCTACAGTGACTTTGCCACCACCACCTTTACCGCCCCCCATTAATTCGACTCCTCTTGTTTTGCTGCGTCTGCTGCTTGAGCCTGTTCAACAACGCGGATTGCCAATGCATCCTCGGTGGCCAGCAGTGCGTCTGAATCGATGCTGCCCGTAGCAATAAAGGCTTCGATATCGAGGTTATAGCGGGCAAAGAACGTGCGAAGCCCCCATGCACAACCACCAGCGGCGCGAATGTGTTCCATTGTGATCAACATGTTGGCTCCTTATTATTTGCGAATGGCGTCATAACGATAGTTGCCATAACCCAAGACGAACCAGTCCTCAGTCCAGCAATCACCGAAAAACACGCACTGTGGCGTTCCTTCCGTGGGCTGCGGCATCTCCCAGTCTTCTTCTGTTGCCGCCTCTGGTGTATTGTTCTTCGCTTTAGGGGCCAATGCTGTGTTGATCAAATAAGACGCCACAATAACGGCCACATATTTAGCAACGACTAACCACATGTGATCTCCTTAAAACAGTTTGATAATGGTGAACGGGCTTTTGCCTGGCATGTGCGGTGTACCGCCATAGTTCAAATGGTTTGAAAACTTGTTTGCGCAGACATCAATAGTGCGGTTGCAGCCGGGATAAAGCGTCACCGCCTGGCCAACCGAAAGCCCGACGGTACCGCCAAGCAACCCCACCTGGTTGCCGTTCTGCACCTTCAGGCCGCGCCGTTCTGTCACGCCTTCGGCAACCCATTCGATATAACCACCACTGAAATGGTCTTCAGCCAGACCACCCGGCAGGCTAACAGTCACGCTTGCCCCATCCAGTGACTCGATAGTGACGCCAGCGGCGAACTGCTGTGGTGAAACCTTGCAGTTATGGTCATACAGCGAATAAGGGCAGGCCCGGCCCCACGTTAGGCGTAATCCCACTTGGTTAAATGTGCTAGCCAGGCTGGATGTCACAAGGCGGGCGCGATCAATCGCTTCACGTTTTACTTCTTTGACGGTACCCACCCACACAGTGCGAAACTCAGCTGCAGCATCATCGATGTGCAGGCGATGAATTCGAATGCGCAGTGGGCTACTAGGGGGAATGCCCCGGAACAGTTGCACGACGGCGTTATCAACTGGCGCGGTAATGTCCAGGTTGTTACCACTGCCAGCACTCAGGCCGTTGTCGCTGATCGCCGTCTGCGACCAGTTATGACCAGCGAACGTAATATCGCGATCAGCATTGGTGTAGCGGTAATACACCACATCGCCCCGGATAAACTCATAGAGCGTGACGGGACGGCCATCGGCGGTTGAATACTCAAACTGATTCCAACTCATCGCGCAGCCCTCTGAATGTTGTTGAAATGGTTGCCAGGCCATCAGCGTCGGTGACGTGTTGCCATGCAACCGAGTCGGACTCCTGGCGGCACAGCGTGATGTAGGAAATGGAAACGATGTGCTCCAGGGCGACGGTCACATGAGCACCGTCTAGCGTCAGGCGCTCAACGTCATAGTTGATGATGGCCACACCGGTGATCCGGCGATAGAGGCAGGTACCGTCAGCCAGCTCAATACGCAGATCACAACGGCCATTAACGATGCCAAGCTCTGCAAAGGCGGCATACTCAACATCAATCATGCCGTTTGCCAGCCCAGACATTGGCGTAAAGTCGTTACACCCGCTGGAAACCCAAATGGCACGTTGACGACCACGCAGGAAGTAGAACAACCGGCGTAGCGCCGCTTGTTGCTCACGGCCAATAGAAACCCAGCGGTGACTGGTCATAGAAAAAGCCCGGCGGGCTGTATCCATGCGAACCGGAATACCCGAACCGTTATCCAGTTCCTGCAGCATGCGCAGGTATTGCCCGGTCACTTGTTCGCTCCAGTCTGAAACTGGCTCTAAAACCGGGTGGTTACGGTAAACTGGTAATGCCTGGATGCTGTCGCTGTTGGCGTTATGTTCGGTCACCCGGAAACGGATTTGTGCCGAGAACAGACTGTCGGTATGCCGTGTCAGTGAGGGTGGATCGGTGAGTACTGCAGGGCGCAACGGATACAGCCAAGAACCCGCAGGCCAAGCCACCGGCAGTGGCGTGGCTAAGGTGATTGCAGAGGCTGAAATGCCAGTAATGGTCGCCAGGCCAACGTCAGCAGAAAAGCCGAGGCCAGACATCAGCAACACTGAACCGCCAACGCTAAAATCTCGGCCTGCGGTGGAGACGGCAATCTGTGTTACGCCTGCAGGATGATCGGCGTCGAGCACAGCAACATCGGCGAAGACCGGCATGGCCCACTCGGCAGCACCGGCGATAAACAGGGCATTCTCAAACCGCTGCCTATCGTTGTTACCGATCAGGATGCTGAACTCAAACGTGCGGCGCGGAGACAGGCGGCGGGCAATCCGCTGTTCGGCCCCAGTAGGCGATGGTAGAACGTCGGTCTTCCATTCCAACGTCTCAGTGACGCCATTGTTCCAGTTCGGTTCGACAAGCCACGGGAATAGATTAGCCATCATTTCACCCCCAACTCTTGTCGAATGGTTGGGGCGAACGCACGGATGAACGTCATGGCTGCACGTTGTCCGCCAACGGTGCCAAAACCGGCAGACATAGCTTCAGCAGCATCAAACACCAACGTTTGCTGGAATACTTGCTGCGGGGAACTATTGTCATCAGAACCCCCAGGCCGGGTTTCAGGGATATGCTCCGGCATTGGAATGGCGGCGGGTGCAGGAATACCCGCCAAACCGCCAGTCGCGTGATGGATGCGTGGTATCCAGCCTGCTAAAGCCGCCATGCCTTCACGGTTAAAATCATGCAGGAAACTCAACGCGCCAGGCTGCTGAACAACGGCAGCGCGCGTCACGAATTCGTTGTTTGAGAGCATCGCGGGGATGGAGTCGCTTGTCGATGTGCCTGGCCCCTGAATATGGCCACCCGTTGCCGCGAACAGACTACCGAGAACGCCACCCATGCCACCCGATGGCCCCATCAGACTTGACGTGGCCATCATCGCCAGTTGTTGCGCAGCGATTTTCGCCATGCTGTCAACGATGCTAAGTGCCAAATTACGCACCGCATCTGAGAGGTTCATGGTGCCTTTGGCCAGGCCCATGAGTGAGCTTTCGATACCGCTCTGCAGACCGTCGCGAAAAGCAATGGTCAGCTCGTTACCAGCCTGGTTGAGTTTGCCGAGTTGCTCTTCCAGTTGGCGGATCATTTCACGGATTTTCTCGCCTGCTTCGCCCGGCAGATCTGCCATTTCCTTCAGTTGCGGCAGGTAGGCTTTGACCTTGTCACCAACTTCCTGGTGCAATGCAATCAGTCGTTGACGCCCCTGAAGCTCGGAAAGCAGGCCACCCTGGACTTGAGCCTGAATGCTACTTTCCTGCTGGGATTGGTACGTGAACAAATCTTCAAGCTGTTTTTTGATGTCATCGACACGAATTTTGGTCTCAGTGACCGGCAACAGTTTGTCGAGCCAGTTAAGCCCCTCGGTATTGCCGCTGGCTTCGAACTCGGTACGCAGTTCAGCAAACTTCTCTTTGGCTTGTAGCAGGCTAGCACCAGCGGTATCGCCGATGGCTCGCATGAATTCAAGCTGCAGCTGAAGGTTTTCCCCCTTGAACTCACGCGCATTGATAGCTGCGTTCGCCGCTTCAGCGGCCTCACGTTGTGCCGCCGTCAGGTTGCGGGTAGCGATTTCTTCAGCACGGAGTGCGGCAGCACCTTCAGTACGTTTAGTGGCCTGTTTTACCAATTGGTCAACAAAACGCTGGTTTTCGGCAAAGGATTTCTTCGTTTCTGCAGCACTGGCTTTGGCTGCTTTTTGCCGTGCTATTTCTTCGTCTAAGATTTCTGCACGAACGCGAGCGTCGCTCTGCGCTTCTTCAGTAGCATTTTTTAATAGGCCGTGTTCAATTTCATATTCGACTTTGGCGGCGTTGGTATTGGCGGTTTTGAGGTCTAATTGCCGCTGAAGCTGCTCATTGTACTGTTTGGCTTTTTGCCCGGATTTATCCAGGGCTTTGGCGTCAATATCCCATTGGCCACCTTTGAAGTTGATACCATCTTCGGACGTAACACCCAAATCGCGTAAACCACCAGGCCCTTCGCGAGTACCTTCAGAAGCCCACATTGCCTGATATTTTTTCTTGAGTTCATCCAATGCAGCCGCTTCTTTTTCCATCTCGGATAAGTTGTTGTACCGGGTTTTTTCTAATTCTTTTGAAGCGGTGATTGCATCTTTTTCTGTTTTTTGTCGGCTAGCCTCTAGCTCCAACAGCTTGGTCTCTGCTGCCTCCATAGCTTCTAACACTGAGAGGCGATCCTTCAATCGTTGTGCTGCAGCATCAACAGATGGCCCCTTGGCTGCTATTTCAATGTCACTTCCGCCAGCACCAGCAAGCCAATCTTTTATCGCCTTAATTTCTTTAACTCTAGCTTCTGCTGGTGAGTCAAGATTAAGAGCAGAACTAGTGCCGCTCTTCAGTCCATTAACGGCTTCTGCTGCTGCTTTTTTGACATTTAACCATCCCCGGGCAACCCAGTTTAGCTGTCCCTCAATTTCTACCAACCGTTCAGACATAGCCTCTTTATATTTTTGAGACGTTAACTCAATAGCCTCTTCGGTTCGGCCTTGTTCCTCCAGCGCCCGAATGCGCTGATAAGTTTCTGAGTCCAGCCAGTGGTACTGTTCGCTACTGTTCCTTGCCCATTCCGAGGCACTGTCGGTCATTTTGACAAACTCACCCACTACCTGATCAGCAGATTGACCGGTGAGTTGGGCCATAACGGATGCGGCTTGTGAGACAGATGACAACGTTTCACCAGTGAACTTGCCGCTACTGACCAACCCGTTGAGGATGTCACGCACTTGGCTGTAGTTGCTGCCCAGTTGGCCACCGGCTTGTGTCATCATTTCAAGCTGGCCAGTTGTCACCCCAGCGTAGTTACCCGTTAACTGGATGCTGCGGTTGAATGCTTCCTGGTCGTTGAGCACACTGGTGACTGCCGCAACAGCCCCCACAATGGCCGCTACCGTTCCTCCAACGGCTAGCGTGGTGGCGCTAAACAGCGGCGGCAACATACCAGTACGGGAACCTAAAGAGAGGATGTTATTGCTGGCATCACGAAAATTACCCTGGGCCAACTGGTGAACCAATACACGCAACTCGCGGCCTGCCGAACGGGAGTTCAGAGCAAGCTTTTCAGTACCTTCAGACAAGTGATCGATGGTGGTGCGTTGGTCATTCAGTTTGCCCAGATAGTCGTTGAATGCCCCTTCATCAATCAGGCCGGATTTGTAAGACTTGCGTAGCTGTGCTTCCTGGGCATCAAGTTTTCCCAGTGCTTTTGATGCGGGATCAATGCTACCGAGCAGGCCATCCAGGTCTTTTTTTAACTTGTCGACTTCTTTTGCGTGGGCTTCAGCCGCTTTAGCTGCCGCCTCTTCAGCTTGAGCAACCTTTTGTTGCTCCCGATAGAGCGCATGGCCCCGATCACTTTGTGCGCTCCATGCAGCGGTAACCTCTTCAGCACTGCGGGCAGCACGCTGAGACTGCGCTATAGAGGTATTCAGTTCACCGCTCAGTGCCTGTTGCATTTGAGCATGCTGCCTGGCGGCTTCAGTGGCGGCTTGCTGAGTTTCAATGGCGGACTTCCACTGCTTATTGCTGGTTTCAGCGTTCGCGCCGGTTGTTTTGATCTCGGCTGACAGTGATTCAAGACCGCGCGAGGCCTCCTCCAGATCTGCTGTGATACGCAGTGCGAGATTGAGCGTTGAATTTCCAGCGGTCATAGCAGCACCCTATATAAGGAAGAGAATTACCCTGATGGCTTTTTCAGGTCTTTAATACGTGCGGTGGCATACTTACCACCGAGTTTCACAGCAAGGAGGTCGGCAATACGCGCCAGGCTATCCTGGTTTTGCATCTTCAGCGCCTCCCGGTAATAAAGTTCTATTTGCCGGTTGGTGTAGTGACCGAGTCGGTCGGGGTTGTGGCCTGCCCGGATGAGTGTTGCGAAGACGCTGCCAAACCCGACCGTTTCTCCCCTTGGGCACGTAGTGTGATTTGACGGACGACAGCGTTCATAAAAAAACGCCGATTCACTGACCACCACCAGTCCATTAAGGTCGTCCCTTCGCTGGCCGGTAAGCTGGCAACCCATTCAACGGGCCGATCAATACACCGCGCCAACAGCGCGGGTAAAACATCCGCATGGCGGGCTAATACACGCTGAACATCTTCAAATGAGGGCCAGTCGGTCTCCATCACATCCGTCAGACTGGTAACCACTGGGGTAATCGCGTCGTGCATAACCAAAGAGTCAATGAGATTGAACTCCCTTATGGTCAATGCGTTTCCCGCGATAGTGATATCGCGGGTGGACAGCACAGTGGACAGGTCGTCTTCGGTTTCTTCAACCGGTGGAGAGGGGATTTTCTTCGCCATATCACTCAGCCGCCTGTTGCATATAGGAACCAAAGAAACCGAGCGCAGAGTCTTTCGGCTGCGACAAATCGGCCAGCACGTTTGCGGTGATTGGCAGTTCACCGTAGCCCTCGTTATGCAGGAGGGACAAATCGGAGACGGGCGAAAACTTCACGCGGTAGAACTGGATCACCACGCGTTCTTCATTCTCCGTATTGATCCCATCAAACAGCATCCAGCGTTCTGGCGGTGACGAGGTGAACAGCCCCAGCATTTCATTAGATGCATACGAATAGGCTACCGTGGCCGTCAAGGCAGCAGGGGTTAGCAGCTTGATAATCCCTGCAGACGGTGAATCCACAATGTAATCCGTACCCGGCACCAGTGGGTCGGTGTCGGTGAGGACAACATCACTGATAAAAGGATGATCCAGTCGAATACGATCACCCACGGCCACATCACTCGGTAAGGGCTCACTGGTCACCGTACCCGACGGGTTTTTCACTACCTTGCCGTACATGGCTAACGCCAGGTTCTCCAGCGTCCAGTCCTTCAGCGTCATGGAGATACTGCCGGATTTACCCAGCGACAACTCCCCAATGGGCAAACGCTGCCCGGTGTAGTTTTCAATCTGAGTGACCGTTTCCGCGCCCAGTTCAACACTGCAGGCATCAGTCTGGCCAACAAAGCGGAATGGCCCAGGACGAACGGTGGCGCTAGTCAGTCTTGTGGCCAGGTTAACGGCCCCTTGTAAGCTCATTAATGACATTTACTTTTTCCTCGTTTTGGCCTTGCTGGTCTCAGGTTCTTCCAGCGCGGATTGGGGTTCAGGTTCATCTTCAACGTTTTTCACACCGGAGGCGGGCAGCTCATCCACACCTTTCATCCGTTTCGCCACCTGGTGTTGTTCCATCCAGTCGGCTTCTGCTGTGTTCACCGTGATCACATCACCGGGTACAACAGCGTTCCTGGCATGTGTGTGTGCGATCAGGAGCACTACCTCTTCATTCATTGCCGCCTCCAATAAAGTGCTGGGTCTGGTACATGTCCATCCAGACCAGAACACCATTTTGAAAATCGAGGGTCTCGCCACCCATCCAACTAATCGCCCGTATGCCTGGTACACCAGGTATACGCCAACCGATCACCGAATCTCTGATAGCACCAACCACCGGATTCAGCAGTACTCTGGCACTTTCGATGTTGGTCACGTTGCTGGATTGGGCACGAACTACCGTGACTACGCCAAAAACCACGCGAACAGATTGACGGCTACCTGCAGACACGTCGTTGGGGGTTTCTTTCCCCAGCAGAACGTAGGCTGAAGGTGTAGTGGCATTGGTCAAATTTGTCAGTTGGGTGTACTCCGCCACGTTGCCCACCAGGCGCAATGGTTTGTTGCTCCCGACAAGGTCACGCAGACGGTCAATGATCGGGCTGACGTCGAACGGGCCGCTACTCATTTGCCAAACGTCCTCAGAGAGTCCATATCAAATGTCCGCCCTGGGCCGGTGACCTGTGGTGAACCACCGGCTACCGGCAATTTGTCGTCAATGCCCAGGGAATAATCACCATCCGCCACCCGCTGCAGAAACTTCAATGCGTCTTTGTAGTCACGGATCACCGGATCGGTGCGTTCATCACCTGTTCGGTTACGGTTAAGCTGGTAACGCACAATGGCACGAGCCCAGTTGGCCAGTTGGCGCGGAACCGTAGCCAATGGGAGACGATGACCGCGTTGGCGCAGATAGCCATCAATCATTGCTTGTGTATCTTCAATAGACTCGTCGATACGCGAGAGTGCCAGCTCAGCCATCACCAGTTCATCCGCTGTCCAGGATGAGGTATCCCCACCCTGAATGATGGTGTTGAGCAGATCAGGAATAGCTGGGATTTCATTATCTTCAGCCACAACCTGAGCCAGTTCTGCCATACCTGGGCGTTCAGCCAACTGAACTTGAGTGATGTACCACTGCACCATAACGCCTCCTAAAATGCTGAGGGTTTGGCGACGGCACGTTTTGCCGCCATAAAACCCTGTTGCAAGTTGGTGCGGGCGATGGCCAGCCAACGCAGATCGATATCCGGGTTTTCGGCCAGGCCATCCAGATAATCACCGACCAACGACCCCAGGTCGGTGAGTTCCTCCATCGCCGCCAGCTCGGCCTCGGTGAGCTGATGGTGGGAGCTTTGGGCTTTGATAACTGGCATAGGTTGATTACCCTGCAACCGCGTTCTGGAACAGGAAGCCAACATCCTTGGCCACGCAAAGTTCTTTTACTGACTCACCTACACGCACGTTCTGACCACCGCGCATCCCAATATTTGGGTCAGCGATAGAGCCGGAAATACGGTTGCCAAACTGCGCCGTAAAACCCCAGGTCACACCACCCTGAGTGTTAGCCAGGCGATTGCGATAATGGAAGGCAGCATGGTTGGCCCAGGTACGTATCAGCACTGGCTTTTGACCCGGACGGGCGATATTGACCCATGCTGAGCCGACATAGATGTCTTCCAGTTCCAACAAGTCTTTCAGGAAGGCCATGGGCACCATCCCGCTGTCGCCAAGAGTGCCGTGATAGGCTTTGACGATGGCAGGGTTACGGCGCAACGCGGTAGCCGTCACACGTCCCAAGATGGCGATATTAGGGCGCATGATCAGCGTATCGCAGGCATCCGTAATATCCGTTAATGGATTGCTGTCCTCATGGCTCCATTGATCGCTGCCAGACAGAATTTTCCGGTTGGTGGTGTTATAGCTGCTCGGTGAAAACACCAGTTTGCTAGTGCGGACTTCCCGATCCAATGCAATCAGATCCGTTGTTCGTTCGGTAGCATGGCCCAGTGGATCATAATTTTTTGGGGCATTGTCGATGTCGTCCTGCGGTACAGGCGCATCAAGAGCGAAATCTTCCGCAGAGCTGGTTTCCTCTTCTGCCGGGAACTCCACTTGGTTGGGTCGTGATGTACGACCTACAGTCGTATTGGGTACTGTGAAACCCTGGGCGATATCATACTTCCACCATTTGAACGACTTAACACCAACGGGAACGCGGGGCAACACATCATCAGCAATCAATGAAACGTTGCGATACGCTATAGAAATCGCCGTCAAATGCGGATCAACGGGGAATGGAAATTGAGCCATTGTAATTCTCCAGATAAGAATGGGTGCCGGAGCCGATCCCGGCTATTCATGGCGGTTTATAACGAAAGCCTTATGGCGTTGTCGCAGCTAACTGGCCTGGATTAATCCACACTGAGCCGATATCCCCCTCTGTGCCAGGCACTTCGGCATAGCCGATGAACCAGTCGCCAGCAGCAGCAGGAACGGCAAATCCATCGGCGTTGGCTGTCAACGGGTCTCCCAAGGCAACATCCGCACCGTAGCTCACTAACGCTAGTCCGCTGCGGATGATGTCGAATACCTCACCATCGCTTGCCGGAACAAGGGTGGTGACGCCGATGATCAGTTTGCTGCCATCAATCGCCTGGGCTGAAAACCCTTCTTCAGTACTGTGATTCACGAGACTGCGAGCGACAATGTCACCTTCAGCCCGAGAGCCGGTGATCAAGCCTGGAATATTCATGCTTTGGTTCCTTTCTTGACGTGATTGACCGCATCGGTGGTGGAAACCGTACGCCCCAGTTTTGCCTGCTCTGCCTGATATGCTGCAGCAGCATCAGCCACGGTGGTCACATCAGCAAAGTCCAGCGGATTATCCTGCTCAGGAGATTTCTCACTGAAGTCGAGCAGCTTTGGCTTTTCGCTCAGTACCGAACGCAACAACTCTTCTGGCGTTTTGCTGACGGTGGTGGAACCATCGGCAAACGAGATCGGTTCATTGGCCAGGCTGACAAGCAGCTCCACTACCGTGTTTTTTTGCCGTGGCAGCAGTTGACCCGCTGTGACCAGGCCATCGGCAAATGAGGTGATGTCAGTTCGACGTTGAGCTGCAGCCGCGTCTTTCTGTTGCTGCTCCTGCTGTTTGATCCGCTCTTCGCGAGCGATGAGGTCGGCCTCGCGCGCTGCGAGATCAGTTGCTGTACCAGGTGTTGTCGTACCCGGATTGGTTTTGGTCGACACATTGGGCTCCTCGGCATACGCCAGTGGTGAGATTTGCGCATCTTCTGCTGCTCGAGCTGCAAGCTCCTCGACAGATTTGATGCGCCATTGGGGTAAAATCTGGTCGGCTTTTTCTGCGCCTTCCTTTTCAACCAGGTAGTCACGCAAACCACGGAACATATCGGTCAGTAACTCGGTCTCCCAAGGAATAGCGAACTCAAGCGGGGCATTTTCCCCCTCTGCAAACTCAGCAAATTCAGCATCGGGTAACCCTTTTACGCCAGGTGGAACCGCGCCCAGGAACCCGACATGGCGAGCATAGAAGTGACCGGGTTTTGGGTTGCCGGGTGTATCGGGCTGATAAATGGACAATGAGCGTTTTTTGTAGCTGCCTGCGTTAAAGGCGCTGGCAAAAGCGGGATTGACCTGGTGTGGTTCTGCATAGACCAGGCCATCACGGAACTCGAGGCGTTTCGCCCACCCATAAGAAGGGGCGGTCAATTTGGGGTGACCGATCACAAACGGGGCTTCAGAGAGTGCCGGGTCATAGCTGTTGGCCAGGTCAATACAATCGTCAGCCGTAAAAGTAATGGTGCGCCCATCCATCGCGGTATGAGTACCGGGTGCAAAAACAGGCAGTGTTGCGGTAGAAGTTTGAGAAGCCATGATAACCATCCATCACAAGAGATGGAGGCATCGTAATGAGGCGGGTGCAAACGGTAATTTATCCTCGGATTAAATTATCGTTTAGGGAGGGGAAACAAAGTGAGAACGGTCATACGGCAGGAACATCACCGGTAGCCGTATTAGAACGTATTATAATACGGGTCAATGTGCAAACTGGGGACATTATGCCACTCTCTGCCTCCAATGCCACAGATTGCCGTATAGTACGTTCTGGAATTTACTGTGCCTGAAGGTAACTGCGGGCAATGTCGATCAGCAAGACACCGTCTGCATTGGACAGACCGAGCCAAGGACGGGCGGGTAATTCAACCTTCTTCACCAACCGACCTCCGACATTCAGTGCCTGGGCTGTTTTCGGTTTGATGATAGCGCCAAAGTGGTGTGCGGCACCATAGGGGCGATCAGTGCCGAAAAGTAGCTCTGTTGCACGGACTTGATAACGCAACGTATTGCGTAGCGTTCCATCCAGCGTCAGGATCTTCTCTTGGTTACGTGGTTTACTGTCGCGATACCAAGGCTGCAGCGGCGTCCAAGGAACGCCTTCTGGGGAAATTTGCGCATCGAATCTCGCTTGGTGAATATCAAGTAACTCCTCGCCCATCTCAGCGAACATAGGCGCTGGGTTATCCAGCTTGGCTTCCAGATTGAGCAGTGCGTCCAACGCTGATTGGCTGTTAAAGCTGAGAGTGGCCCCGGCCATTACGCATCCCCCGTTCGGCGATAGGCTAATGCGCCTTCGCGAATACCAGCAAGACTATCCTGGCTGATAACGGCCATGCTCGACCAACCGTTCTTTCCCAGTTCAGCAACCACCGTCACGGTTTCAGCCTCTTCAGCAATAGTGAAGCGGGCGATGTATCTCCGCCAGACCTGAGCCACTTTGGCTGCAACAGACCAGGTGATCCCCGTCCAAATTTCGTCAGGTCTCTTGATGGCTTCAGCCAACAATGACAGATAGCGCGTTTGCTCTGATTGGGTAACCTGAATGCTACCTTCATGCATGAACATCCCAGCCCCTATCACCAACGACTCACCGACGATATCCTTAAAGATGGCAGGCTGTGTCCGGGTCGCACCGAATTCAGACAGAAACTCCAGTACAGCGTTCTGAGTATTTGTGTCTACTGATAGCAACTTTTCGGCGTTAATCTGGCGGGCTGGCGGCAACGGTTCGGCTTGTGCTCCGCCTTTGGACAGTGTTCCTCCTCCTGGCGGTGTACTGCTGGGTGGGGGTACCTGCCCATCAAGGCGGGAACGGCCCGGTGCATGTTCGAATGACGGATCGATACCTTTCGGCACCTGAACAATGCGCGGCCCATCCGGGCTACGCTGACCGATAATGCGTTGTTCCCACACAATGGGCGGGGCGGTATCCGGGCCAGTTTTGCCGTGGCGCTTCATCCAGGCTTCTGACCGACCACGCACCCCGCATTGGCATCCCCAGCCGTTGGGGGGAAAGAAATAGGACCACCATGGGTCATCCCAACGCAAGATCATGCCATCCCAGCCGAGGTGTTCTTCGCGAGGCTCTTCGACGGCATCGCTATGCTGATATTCCCAGTAAGGCATCGTTTCACGCATGGAATAGAGTTGCTCATAACGGCCAGCCATGTAGCTACTGCGCAGGTTGGTATCAAAGATAACTCGCGTACGCCAACCAAACCCGCCGTTGTAGCTCCAGCCATACCGTTCAACAATTACCGCGAAATCACGACGAAAATCAGCCAGCGTTCCACCTTCAGCAATGGTGTGCTCAACAGCTCTGCGCAAGTCGGCAAGTAGATCGTCGCGATTAGCACCGGCAACGACAAAGGCATAGTCATGCTCGGCATTATAGATATCCGTCCATGCCTGGGTCAGTAGATTGGTCTTGCGACGGAAAAAGGCAATCTGCTCGGAAAACGGCAAGGAACCATAGCTGATACTAGCCACGGGCCACCTCCTGCAGGATTTCATAACGACCCGCAAGGGCTGCAGCGGCTAATGCCTGTGCCATCGCTGCCGCATAATCATCCAGTGACATATCAGGGAGCAACGCATCAAGAGCGTCGCGCAGCTGCTCGAGAGACTCCGCTTTTTCGACCACCTGGTGGATTTGTTCAATCCAGGTGTCCGTCGCAGGTTGCAGGGTCTTATTGAGCTGACCGGCCATCAATGCGGGGGCATCAGGGACATGCTCGTGTTCGGCAAATTCAGTGGGCTTGTTGCCTACCGGTGGTGGTGTTGGTGCGTCTAATGTTGGCTTTTGTTCCCATTCGCCGCCATAGGTATCTTTCACTGTGGCTAATGTTGGGCGGTAGCCCGTTGTCTCGGCGATCAACTTGTCACGTTCGGCGCGGGACTTCAGGTCTTCCGGTTCGTCAAACACGCGTGAAAGTTGGGGTATAGCTGCACCAGGGAAATTGAGTTCGGTCAACCAGGTAGCTGGCCCCCGGTTCCAGGACTCACAAATCACATCGGCATCCGATTTTGCAATACTGGTCAGGATATCGGCCTGCAAGGATTCATTACCGCCAATCCCTTTTGCCGCACCGCCCGAGCTGGAAATCTGCCCGACAATTACACGGCGGATAGCCTCATTCATCGCTTTGTACATGGATTCATAGTCTGCTGCACCAGAACGCGCCGCAGACAACATCTCAATAGCCATGCCTTCCGGCATGATGACGCCGCTGTCTGTTGAGATGGCGCGAGTCAGCGCCAACAAGTCACGCTTTTGCTCTGGCGTTGCCCCTGGTGGATGTTTACCTGCGACAGTTGGCATGCCGAATTTGTCAAGGAAGATCAGCCAGAACTTGATGTCGTTGCGCTTGAAGAATGTGGGCCAGTACAACCAATGTGCCAGGCCCAATCCATACGGTTCATCATCGTGGTCGGCACCGGTTGCAAATGACCAGAAATAAGGAGCAGGGCATGGTTCGCCAGTGAACATGTTGCCTGGCGTTAACAAGCGTAACTCCCCTTTAGGCGTAAAACGAAATCGCCTACGGTCGCGCACTTTGACTTCATCGATCCACAGCAAACTGTCGCGAGTGCCATAAATCAGCTCAGAGACTGCGTAACCGTAAAACACACCGTAGTGCATGAGGCGCGTGATACGGTCAAAGCCAAGTGCATCAATCTGACGCTGCATGGCGTCTGCCGCCTCGATATCGATAGGCCGTTCGCCACCGGCGTCAACTTTGATCTCGCGGGAGATCAAGGCATCTTGTCGCTGGGTGAACGCTGATTTGACCTCATCATCGCTTAACACCTCACGGTAGATTTTGAGGTCTGGAGCGCCCCGGTTCATCAATACACTGTCATCGGCCAAGGCCAGGGAACCGACCCACGGGCGAGTGATATCACGGCCATCACCGGTAGTGGCAATTTCCAGCCCTAATTGGGGGCGCGCTACAGAGGGTTGTGGGTTTCCCTGGCGACGCTGTTTTTTACGGCTCATATAAACCCTCCAAAATCATTACTGCCACGCACGGTACCGAACCCGGTATCCGTAAACTCCCCAGCGCTACTTGAACCATAACCCGACAACACACGAAAAATGTCACGTGGCCCGGTAGACTGGAATTCAATCTCAGTCGCCAGATTTAACGAGGCGTAGTTTCCCAGGCAACCGGCGATGGCTGAGTCACCGTGCCGTACCAGTTCAGCATCCTTCAGGTCTTTTTTCTCAAGCTTTGCAACCATAGGTATGCCGTCGATGGTTTCAACCATCCGCAAGTCCTGAGCGATATTTTCGTCACGCGGCAGGTCAATCATATTATCTTCAAACAACCCGGTGAACTTTGGCATCCACACACCGTACCATGCGCGGTTGAGGCTGATTTCAGCGATACGAGGTCGGCCATAACGGTCTGCTGTGTACTCGGCCAGCACCATTCCGGGGCCAGTAGCATCCATCGCCCCCCCTGATTGGCGCGGTAGGTGATCGATAAACCAGAAGAGGATCTGTTGCTGCAGACCGGAAGGAACATTGTTCAATTCAATGGCGAACGGTACCACGCGACGTAAATTTTGAGTGATAGCGATAGGCCAGATCACAGAGAAGTGACGGTGGCGGGCAAAGTCCATACCGAACACATGCCGTAGCGTGGGATCGAGTGTGACCATCACTGGGGCCAGGTACTTTTCTATCCAGGCATTACCCCATGATTCGCGCTCTCCCTCACCCATATTGATAAAGTCATCGTCAAGCGTAAGACGGATTATTGGTCGCTCTTCCGGCATGGCCCGCTCGATCCACACGCCGGGTATACATACCCCATTCCCATCTCGTGGGATTGCATCCAGTTCTTCACGCATCGCCGCCTTGCGCGGGCCGTAAGCATTGCGGATACGGTTGTACCAGGCTTTCTTGCCTTCTACCGTTATCTCTTCTCCACTCATGGCGCAGACGCGCTCATACAGGCCGTTTGCAACAGCATCGTCAAATGTGATCCGCAGTACGGCGGCATCATCACCATATCGACCCGCCTCAATATCATTGCAAAATTGGTGGAATGGGTTGTTTTTACCATTCTCAGAGCTGATAACCACAATGCGCCCGCCCCAGATAAGGAGGGCCGTTGCCGCATCCAGTACGCCCTGAACGTCCTGATGAAACGCAGCCTCATCGATAATCACCACACCTTGCAAGCCACGAATATTTGCGGGGCGAGATGAGAGCGCAGTGACCTGGAATCCACTGGCAAAACGCACACGATAAGCCGTGATCTGCCGAGTATTGCCTTTGTCATCTTGGTCTTCAAACAGGAATTCTTCGATGTTGGAAATATCTTGCGACTGCTGCCTGGCGATGACGCGGGCAAATTTCCCCACATAGCCAATAAACTCCAGTCCTTTTTCTTTGGTGTCGCCAATGTAAAAGACGTTATCACCGCCAGCGACTTTCTGAGCACCGGCGATAAGTGTGGAGTTCAGCCCCCAGGCAAATGTGATGCCAGTACGTCGCCCTTTGGGTATGGCAAGGATGGAAACATCAAATTTCAGGCATTCAACTTGGTGTGCCATCAGCACACCCTCAGCAAACGGGTTAAATGCAAATGGGATATCTCTGGCACGGGTAGGCAATTCATCCCATTCGACGTTACGCACCGTTGAGGCTAATGATTTCATCACTTAATCCCCAGGACGCTTTCACGCCAGAACTGCACCTGGTCTTCACTTAACCCCTGGGCCGAGGCTACCTTGTCAAGATTGGCTTGTTGCTCACGCAGCTGCTGCTCGCGAGCTTCGCGGATCACTGCTGAACGTTCCTCCCGACTCAGTTTGCTGCCTTGTAGAGCATTTTTCATGGCAATCGAAAGTTGAAGCACTTCTTCCGTATCAGGGGTGTCACCCTGGGCCGCAAACGCTGCAGACTGCACCAAGGTCATCACAGATTGCACTAAGAGCGTACCGGCCTTGTCGTCTGGGTTCTCGCCCAAAGCACTGACGGCCATGCGAGCCGCTTGCTGCTGACGCTGCATCTGGCTCATGAACTCTTCAAAACCACCGCTTTTCTTGTAACGCCACAGTGTACTGGTACTAAGTTCAGCGGCGGCATCAGGGAAATGTTCGCAGATGTCTGCCAGCATCTCAGCCAAGGTCATGCTGTTATCACGCATCAGCTTGTCGATGTGCTCCCTGGCATCAGCAGGCAGCTTGTGTATGGAGGATTTACGGCCCATCTCAACCTCCCGCGCCTGGACGTTTCACCCCAGGAATGATGGCACGGCCAGCGCCCACATCAGCGCCTCGCGCTGTCAGACGAACGACCAGTACGGTACCGATATCTTCTGTGGAAACCAGTCCTTGTTCCTCTAACCAGTGCAGCTCTGATTTGACAAAATCACGGCTGGGGTTGTGCCCATAGCGCGTCAGCCCCTCAAAAATAACGGAGCTGTTCGATGTGTAGCCTGGCATCTCAGACAAGATACGCAAGATAACCAGGCGCATGTCTTCACGTAAAAAATCCTGGTATTTCATTTGCCGCCTCGCTGTTTCATCAAAAAATCGTCAATCCTCTCAACACGCCGCGACATTGCCGTTAACTGAACACCAATGTTGTTTAGTTGTGCTTCGGTAGCGCCGAGTTGAACCATCAGTTGAGCCAACTGCTGCTGTGTTGGCAACTGTCTGACCCGCTCTTCCAGTGCAATAACCCGCGTGCGTAGTTCTAATACTTCGCCGTTTGTTGCCGCTTGGCGGCTTATGACCCAGGCATAAATGCCGATAGCCACAGTGACCAGCCATTGCACAGCGCTAAAACTAAAATTCAATTCTTCAAGGTTCATGATGTCGTTTGCCTATGAAATCTACTAACTCGACATGACGGCCCGCACACGTGGCGTAGATGTCGTACATCTGTTTCAGTGTGACAAATGCGGCGTCGGCACTGTCGTCGTCAGGGAATGGCGGTACTGGGCAACTCGCGGTTAATACCCCTGGTAACTGCAGCGGCGGCGCGATCACGTGCGGCGCTGAGTTGCTGCATGCTGTCACTATCAAACACGCAGTTAATACGACCACCGGCCGATTTTTTGAGTGCATTCTTGATATCCCTCGTGGTCTTTTCATCGCGAAGTTCCTGTGCTGCGATGCTCTCTGATAAAGCTCTGTCAGCTTGTCTGACGCGCTCTGTAGCTTGTTCTGCCGCTTTTGCGAATGCATTTAGCGCCTGTTCACTGTCTGAGAGCTTGTTCTCAAGGCATTCCCTTTTTGCCTCGCTTAGCCCTTCTTGGTAGCCATACTCCCGTGCAAACTCAATGGTTACAAAGAGCAGCGCCAGCACAACCCCGACTGCAAGCAACACATACTTAGCTTTCATTGCACACCCCCAATCCCCAACCTGCATCAACGTACATCGGTTGCCAGCGTTGAATAATGCGTTGCGGATACCCTCGATTCTCTCGCCAGTTCGCTGCAGAACGTCCTGCATTGACAGTTTCGACATGCCCCCAATAGCGAGATTGATCAAGCCTCTTTGTTGTGGCCAGCTTACGGTCACGTTGCACCCAACCCAGCCCGCCGTTATAGGCGGACAGCACAAAGGCCCAACGGTCACAATCGCTGGCGGTGCCAGTGATGCGATCCCAGTGCCACTGGTTGTAAGTCACCAGGGCACGTATCGCCCAGGACGGGTTATAGGGTTGATTTGTGCCCAGAGATTTAGGGTAGAGTCCGGCAATCCAGTCACTTGTCGCAGGCATAAACTGCGCTAAGCCCACAGCACCAACGGGGGAGCGGGCAGCGGTTTTCCATGTAGATTCTTGGTGGATTTGCGCGGCAAAGAGCGAGACTGGCGCGTCAAGTCCCCAGATAGCGCGTGCATTGCGTGTCAGTTCGCGCTGATGCTGCTGTGCCTCAAGCGGAATGCCTGCAGCGTTGGCTTGGGAAAAGAACCCACCACACCACAATAACCAATACAGCAGCAAAATATGAATTAACTGCTCCCAAAAATTGTATTTGTAGATACGGGGTTGACCATGTTTTGCCAGCATGATGCCGAGGCCCAGCATGGTGATAACTATCCAGGTAATTTGTGGCCAATGCATAGATAGTCAGAGCCCCATCGTTACGCCAATCACTACCGCCAGCACGATAATGGCTCGGCGTAGCAGAACGGCAGAAAAGATAAGCTGATACCCATCGACAACAGGGTATTCAGCATCCTGGGCACCCATGTTTGGCGGTGTGGTTTTCCAATCCTGGCGCAAATAACTGCCCGGACTGGCATAAGGAAACAGCCCTCGGTCAAGGTGATAGCCCAGCACAACAGCAATGGAGACCAGGGCCAGCTTGTAAACAGTGACACCGATCTGCGCCGGTGACAGGAACGCGATCAGCACCAGCAACAGAACAGCGGCAATGAGCCAGCTCAACAGGCGATGGCGACGGAAATTACGGTACTTATTCAAGAACGACATGGTGACTTCCTTCGTTGATGGTCAACAGAGGAATTCATTGTGCCGAGTGGTTTTAGAAATGTGATTTATACACGGATAAAAGAACGGAGGAGGTGCCGGACGTACAACAGAAGGACTGACGCCATCAGAATGCAACAGTAACCATCACGGCGTCAATCAAGAGAGGAGGTAATAAGTTATGCATCAAACAAAAAAAGATACAACCCCGGCAACTCATTGCTCAGTAGTCGTCAATGTCATCCATGAAAGTACGACGCCCAGTACTATAACTGATGGGGGCCTCTGGCTCGACCTGAGCGCCATGTCGGCAGACGGGGCAGTTCCAGTATCCTTCCCCGTTTCCGGTCAAGATCACCTTCTTGCCAGCATCGAAACACGGTTGGCAGAGGAAATGAGAGACCTCGCCAGTGCCCTCCAGCGGTTCGGCATCGGGACGCAACGAATAAGCGAAGAACTCCCTGAGACTGCCCAGTTTGGTAAGTTGATAACGCGCTTTTTCAGCATCACTAGCCTCCAACTCGCGTATGCGTTTCTCAAGGACAGGGATAAGCCGCTGCTGCTCGACGACGGTGCCCAGCAATTGCAAGATTTGGGTTTGAGCCTCAATGATTTTATTCGAGAGATCGATTTGGAGGGCCGCCAATTTCTGGCGATCGCGCTCATCGACAAGCGCTTTTCCGATCTGACCAATGGAAGTAACGGAACTGATTAACGCACCAAAATCCATGTTATTTCTTCCTTACGCAAGGATTAGCAAGAAAGAGCGACCCGCCCAGTGCGTCAACACTGGGCAGGCCGTCACACACAGAAACAGCCTGTGAGCAACCAAGGCTCAGTCCGTCTCGCGAGACAGATTAAGCCTACCGCATTTTTAATATATGAAAAAGGCTTACAGTTTATGAAATCGACACCGATCATACCTTGGATCGGCGGCAAGCGCCGTTTGGCTAAAAAACTACTCCCGCAATTCCCTGACCACACCTGCTACGTTGAGCCGTTCTGCGGCGCAGCGGCGTTGTATTTCCTGAAGACTCCCAGCAAAGTTGAAGTGATCAACGACATCAACGGTGAGTTAGTGAACCTATACCGGGTGATCCAACATCACTTGGACGCGTTTATTCAACAGTTTAAGTGGGCGCTGGTCAGCCGTCAGATGTTTGAATGGTTGCAGCTCACCCCAGAAGCGACGCTGACAGATATCCAGCGGGCGGCGCGGTTCTATTATCTGCAGAAGCAGGCATTCGGTGGCAAATTGGAAGGGCAGACGTTAGGCACTTCAACAACGTCCCCACCCCGGTTTAACTTGATGCGGATAGAAGAGGATCTATCTCAGGCACATATGCGCCTAGCAAGAACCCTGATCGAACACATGGATTGGGCTAGGTGCATTGAGAAGTATGACCGACCCCATACACTGTTCTATTGCGACCCACCGTACTGGCAGACCGAGGGCTACGGCGTAGAGTTTGGGTTTGAGAACTACAGTCGTATGGCTGATCTGGCCAGGACGATTGAAGGGAGGATGCTTATCTCGGTAAACGACATCCCTGAGATGCGGCAAGTCTTCGCTGGGCTATCGATGGACGCCGTGGATATTCATTACACACTCAGAGGGGCCGGAAGAAGCTCCGGCAAGCAACAGGAACTTGTGATCAGAAATTGGTAAAATATTACCGGTGCTTTTGCACCGGTATCTTTATTGAAAGTTAACTATGACCTTCCTTGCAGGAGTTTTTCCAATACACAGCTTCAAAAGCTGCTCGATTTTCAGGTTCTTCTATCGCTTTAGCTAAAAGCTCAGGTTGTTGTTTATCAAGAAAGCTGACAACGAAACGTGTGCTTCCAGTGTATACACCCAAGCTGTTTTTTGCGTCAACAAGTCCGCAAACGTGAACCAAGTCAGCGTACCCATCAGTCTGCTTTATTCTATATGTCACTACAGAAGCAAACTTCGCTGAGCTTGGGTTTTTAAGTTCGCCCCCTATTGTTTGTTCAGCATAATTTTCTGCTAACCTTCGTCCGTTATCGCAACCAGTCAACAAGATAAGAACCACAAGTGGTAGCGCACGCTTAAAAACGTTCACATTTTTCTCCTTTTTATTATTGTACTAATGTATTCAATGGCCTCCTGGCTTTCAGCAATAATCCTATCCTCAACCTTTCTTACTCGCGAAAACCAATAGCCAAATAGAGACATTGAAATCGGGAAAGCAGCAAGGTAAAGCGGTTCCTGCATCACAAATGCTACCCCTTCAATAAAAAAATTGGCGTTTCGATGGGTCATGACTGGGAGAATTATTGTGATGAAGTAAATGCCTAGAACCAACATGGTTAATACTAGAAAAATAGAGGGTAAACTTAGCCACTTCCGTAATCTGGCTGCGCTGATCTGCTTCTTGTTGTCTTCTATCACTTCACGAAGCCAAGCGGTAGGACGTTGGTTGATTGGTATCTCACGCTCTTGTGGTTGATTTATAATCACTTGTGAACCCAAAATGATTGTGCCATCGCCACTCTGAGTAACAGTTACTTGCCGCGCTTGACCATCATCAGGTAATGAATTTAGTTGCTCTGCTATTTGGTTGCTTAACTCATTCAATTCCTGCTCGCGACTAACCATATACACCCCCAGGGTTAATTGTTAACAACTAATTGCAATAAGCGTTCGATTTTTTCAGAATCTACAGTTTCTTCTTTTATCAAGAAGTTGTAGACCCTCAAAGCGGTAGTAGCTAGATACTGTGTCGGCCACCTCTTTTTACTATCAGAAGCTAGTTTTTCCAACGCATCTATCACTTTCAAAAAAAGCACAGCATCTATAGGTTCTCGTTCGCAAACCTTTTTAGCGGCTATCCCTGTAACAATGTATTGAATATCAACGCCATGCTTAAAAATTGCAGCTAGATAGTCAGCACTAGGGGTACGACTGCCACTTTCATAGTTAATTTGAGTCGTTTTTCCAACCCCGGCAAGCGAACCAAAGTCTGTTTGGTTTAAACCTAAACGGTTTCGCTCCTCTTTCAATCTCTCACTCAAGGTAGTCAAAATGGCACCTTATTGTCCTTGACTGGTTTACATTCGTGAACCATAATCTTCCGCATATGTTACACATTTATTCGACAGTAAGGAGCCACACAAATGAAGACCCCAGAGCAAGTCAAACAGCATTTCCACCAAAATGGCTGGACCTTCACTCAGTGGGCCAAAGACAACGGCTACTCACCCACTGATGTTTACCGTGTTATCAATGGGCTAACCAAGGCTAAATACGGTAAGGGTCACGAGATTGCGGTTAAGCTGGGTTTAAAGCCACCAGCTGTCGCATAGATCTTATAGCACCAAACTTAAAAGTGTAACAGTGTTACCCATGTTAAAAATAGGAGTCCACGATTATGGTCAAAAAACCGGGAACTTCTTCATCAGCATCGAGAACCTTGAAAGTCTTGATTGCGCTGAAAGGCCACACAATGACTGGCCTATCTAATGGTGAACTGGCCAAAGCGCTGAATGTATCCCCCGCAAATATCAGCCGTGACTTAGCCACGCTGGTAGCAGAAGGGCTGGCCATTCAACTAGATAATGGCCGATACGCACACAGCGTACAGATGCTACAGATAGCCACAGCGCATGCCGAACACATGGCCCACTTGCAATCGCGAATGGATGAAATCAAACAGCGTATAACAGCTGGTTCACGATAAGGATAAAAAAACCATGGCACGTAAACCCTCTCCAACCTCTGAATTATTGCCAGACACCCAGCTCAATCCTGAACTGGCAGCAACTCAGAACATTATGGCAACTATTCAAAGTGAATTTCATGACGAACGCGACCTGCTTAACCAGCTACTTGGCCAGGCTCAAATGGCTGGTGCTTCTGAGGATTTTTTCCGCACGGTGCGGACTTCAAAATTAGCTTTTGTCAAAGAAAACAAGCTATACCGCCAACTTAAAGGCTCTAAAAGTCCGCACGGTGCGGAGTTTCTCTCGGGTACATGGGAGGAATTTTGCAACATTCTAGGGCGTTCTGTTGACCAGGTTGATCGAGATATCACCAACCTCCGCTCTTTCGGCGAAGAAGCCCTCGACTCTATGTCACGCATGGGGATTGGTTATCGGGAATTAGGCCAGTTCCGCCGCCTTCCGGCAGACCAGAAAAGCGCCCTGATCGAAGTGGCCAAAGAAGGTGACAAGAACGCCTTGCTGGAGCTGGCCGAAGAGATGATAGCCAAGCACACCAAGGAGAAGGAAGACCTGGCTACTGACCTGGAGATCAGCCGTCAAACCCTGGCCGAAAACAAAGAGAAATTGAGTAGGGTTCAGGATGAAAAATCCGATCTGGAAGAAAAACTCCTACGCCGCGTCAAGCGAGAAACACCAGAGGCGGAAGGCTCTCAGCTCGTTCAAGAAGTTAACGTGCTGGTACATGCAGTTATCGCTGACCTCACTAACCTTGAAAACGGTTTTACCACGTTAAACGACCATACCGAGCGCACCGGCATTCCCCACGTTGGCTTGATGGCTGGGCTGCTTGATGACATTCAGACCCGGGTAACCGTTCTACGTCAGCAGTTCAATTTACCTGAACACCAACCGCATGATCCGCGTCCTGACTGGGTGAAAGGTGAACTGGACAACCAAGGGGGCGATGATGCATAGCCCCATCATCGATAGCGTGGAATCGTTGAACGCTGCGTTGCTATGGCATGTACCCAATATGCGGCACGGTTTCATCATCTGCACCTATCATGGCGAGATCAATGTCCTGGCCGAAGATGCACAGCCTTTTGTTGAAGCCCTAGAAAGCTTGCTGCAAAAGAAAATTGCACTTATCAACGCAGGTAAATAGCTATGAACCCAGCCCTTACTCAACGTTTAGTCGCCCTCGCAGACGCTGTCAGCGCGGCAGGTCACGGGGGCAAAGAGGCTATTTACCAGGCTGCCTGTAAGGAGTTGCAGATGTCCCGTTCAACGCTGCTGAAAAAGCTGAAGTCTGTACAACCTACCACACCGCGCAAAAAGCGTTCTGATGCAGGCAAGACGGCCCTGACCCGTGAAGAGGCGCTAGTTATATCGGGTGTTTGGCTTGAGTCTCGCCGTAACAACGACAAGCGGCTGTATAGCCTAGAGAACGTGGTCAACCACCTGCGCACCAACGGCATGATCATCGCTGGTCGTGTTGATGAAGAGACCGGAGAGTTTCTGCCACTATCGATCGACGCCATCAGCAAAGCCCTAACAGGCTATCGCCTGCACTACGACCAGTTGCAGAACCCGGCCCCGGCGCTGGAGTTGGCCAGCCTGCATCCAAACCATGTCTGGCAGGTCGACGCCTCGCTGTGCGTATTGTATTACCTGAAGAACCCGGACAAGAAAACCAAGGGAGATTCTGGTCTTCGCGTGATGGGCCGTGATGAGTTCTACAAGAACAAGCCGAAAAACCTGGAGCGCATCGTCAATGACCGCGTGTGGTCATTTGAGCTGATTGACCATACCACCAACTGGATTTACGTCGAGTACCATTTCGGTGGCGAGAGCGCCGAGAACTTTTTAACGGTGATGATCAACGCCATGCAAGAACGCGGTGGCGCTGATGTTCTGCACGGTGTACCCAAGATTCTGTACACCGACCCTGGCTCGGCCTTGGTCTCTGCCAGCCTGCTCAATATGTGCCAAGCGCTGGGAATTCAGTGCCTTCAGCACAAAGCCCGTAATGCCCGCGCCACCGGCGCAGTGGAAAAAGCCCGTGACATTATTGAGTGTGATTTCGAAGCGGGTTTGCGGTTTGTTCGGGTAGACAACATTGATCAGCTTAACCTTTTTGCCCGCTTATGGCGCATGAACTACAACCGCACCAAGGTTCACAGCCGCTATGGTATGCCTCGCACCGATGCCTGGCTAAAAATCACTGTCGATCAGCTAGTCAAAGCCCCCGCTGTTGAGGTGTGCCGGGAACTGGCCATCAGCGCCCCGAAAGAATGCAAGGTTTCCGCTCAGTTGCGTGTGGCTTTCCGGGCCAAATCTTTCTGCGTCAGAGATATTCCAGGCGCTTGTGTTGGCGACCTGCTTAGAGTGAGCCGCAATCCTTGGCATGAAGATGAAGCCCGCGTGGTCATGACTGGCGAAGACGGCTTCACCACCTATTACCCTATTTATGCTATTGCCAAAGACGACTGGGGCTATTCCGTTACCGCACCAGTCATCGGCCAACAGTATGGCCAGATACCGGAAACCGATGCCCAACGCAACCGCGCAGAGGTTGAACAGCGTGTTTACGGCACAAGTAGCCAGGAAGAAACCGATGCGGCCCGCAAAGCCAAGGCACTGCCGTTCGGGGGCCGTTTCAACCCGTATATGGAAATGGAACAAGCCCAGCATCCTGAGTACCTGCCGAAACGCGGCCAGGAATCTCAGGTTCGCGCCCCACGTATCGAAGAACGCCCACTAACACACGTCGAAGCCGCCAAGCAGCTGCGTGAGCGGTTTATTGCCGAGGGTCATGAGTGGCATGGTCATTACTACAGCCAGATTGTCGAACGGTTCCCCGATGGTGTTCCTGTCGATGAACTCGACGTACTGGCCAGCGACCTGCAGGCACGGCAACGGCGCGGCGGTCTCAGCGTTGTCAACGGTCAATAGGAGGAAACATGCTGGTACTCAAACGTTTGATGCAAACCCACGGTATTGAGCAAAGCGCTATTGCAGCAGCTGCGCAGGTTTCTCAACCGGCTATATCACAACTGGTTAATCATTCTGTCTGGCCAAAGCGCCGCACAGCGGAAATCAGGCAGTCTATCAGTGACTTTTTAGCAGGACGCGGCATTGATGCAGTCGCCGCATTTGAAGAGGTGCAGGCGGTGGACGCCGCCCGCACCGACAACATCTCACAATCCGCACACGCCCCAGCGGAACAGGAAGGAGACGACAATATGTTAATGGCAAAGCAGGTGTTACATCCAGCGACACGCAAACATTTTAATTTATTCCGCGACCCGTTCGCTGACGAAGCCCTCCAGGGCGCGGATGATGTATTCATGACCCCCGATACGCGCTATGTGCGTGAGGCGTTGTACCAGACCGCAAAGCACGGTGGTTTCCTGGCCGTTGTAGGGGAATCGGGCGCGGGCAAATCTACGCTGCGTCGTGACCTGATTGACCGTATCAACAGTGAACATACGCCGATAATTGTCATCGAGCCATACATCATCGCCATGGAAGATAACGACAGCAAGGGCAAGACGTTGAAGGCGACCAGTATCGCAGAAGCCATCATTAACACTATTGCCCCACTGGAGAACGTCAAGCGCAGCCAGGAAGCCCGCTATCGCCAGTTACATCGGGTACTGAAAGACAGCAGCAATGCCGGTTATAGCCACGTCTTGATAATAGAAGAGGCCCATTCATTGCCACTGCCGACACTGAAGCATCTCAAACGCTTCTTTGAACTGGAGAACGGCTTTAAAAAGCTGCTCAGTATCGTTCTGGTGGGCCAGCCTGAGTTGGCCATGAAGTTGTCGGAACGTAACCAAGAGGTACGTGAAGTCGTCCAGCGCTGCGAGGTCGTTAATCTGCTGCCACTGGACACGCATCTTGAGGCGTTCCTGAAGTTCAAATTTGAGCGTATCAACAAACCGATCACTGACATTTTCGACGCCAGCGCCATCGATGCTATCCGTGCCAGGCTCAGCAATAACATCGGGGGCCGCAAGGGGGTGGTGAGTCTGCTGTACCCGCTGGCCGTCAGCAATTTATCTATTGCGGCGATGAATCTGGCAGCAAACATCGGTGTGCCAGTAGTCAATGCCGACGTTATTAAGGGGCTATAAATGGGTATTAAACGTTATGGAATTAATTGGTTTGGCACTCTAGACCTGATTGTTGAAATCGATCACGACATCATGACAGAGGAAAAGCTTCATCAGATTAATAATTTCTGGACTGACTCCAAAGGACGCCTAACTGACGAGGACGGTAATATTTTACACGTTGTATTGAAAATTCTAGGTAGGCGTTGCTTCCATTTGTGTACTGCTGACTGGTTTGATGGTTCAGAGTTAGCAGCAAAATTCGATGAGGAAGGTTGGCCACCTATGGACGGTTCCCACGGTATTCGAATTATTGATTGTGACGAACTGGAGTTCGATGTGTCGGATATTACTGTCAGTGAAATAGTCGAATAGCGCAGTTTTAAACTGAAGGGCTAAATAATGAATACTGCAAATAGCATGACCATAAATATTAATAGCATGCATATCCAGCAAGCTCTGATGCATGTCGGTGTAGTAATGACACGTCTCACCACTATCGGCTTTACGGTGTCCCAGGTCATTATTGAACCTCAGGTTAAACCTACTTTCGTCGTCCAAAGTGATAAGTATTGTCGTTCATTGATAGAAAGCGGTGAGGCCTTCTGCTTTTCTCGAGGGCAGGACGGCAAGGGGAACTTTAAAAAGTATCAGTTCAATTGCCTCAATAGTCGGATTATCTGGGAGGAACGTTAGATGAGTACAGTTAAGGTTGATATTACCGCGATATCAAGAGTCCGTTATAGCAAGGTTGTTGATATGGAAAAGGAGGATTATGAGCGTTATCTCGCCATCTGCGATTCAGAAACGAACTGCAGGGAATCGGATAAAAAACTTACAGAAATTGCAGTTAAGTATGGTTTCGAGCCATGCGACGATCAAATTGAAGATATCGACGACCCTGAAGATATTGAGTTTGATTTAATAGACTAACATCCACTAAAGGTACTAAAAATGGCTAAAGGTAAAAAGCGGCTTAAAGCTGCGGCGGCTCTGTACGTCGCTCAAACGAAAGCTGAGGTAATCGAGGGTATTAAAATTCTCGGTGACTTACAGCGTCAATTAACCCGTACTGAAACGGAAATGAATGACCAGATTGCAGCTGTAACGCAATATCATTCTCCTGAACTGGAAAGGTTGAAGGCTGAAATCACAAGTTATCAGACTGGCATTCAGACCTGGTGCGAGGCAAACCGTGACGATCTAACTCAGCACGGTAAAACCAAGACCGTTAACTTAACCACTGGTGATGTCAGTTGGCGCATTCGCCCACCAAGCTGCTCTATAAAGGGTGTTGATTCTGTTATAGCAGCGCTGAAGAAATTAAAACTCACACGCTTTATTCGCGCCAAGGAGGAAATTAATAAGGAAGCAATATTAAATGAGACAGACGCGGTTAAAAATATTCCAGGTATCACGATTAATCGAGACTTGGAAGATTTTGCCATCATTCCATTTGAGCAGGAAAGCAGCGAATGAGCCTCTCTTGTAAAAGCTGTAAGAAAGAAGTCAGCGAGCTTGACTTGGAACAGGCGAATATCATGCAAGGCCATGATGGTGTCTGGTGTGTTGATTTAATCCTGAAATGTCCACATTGCGGGCAATTTTATAACACATATGTGCCCACTGGTGACCTGGAGGCGTTGGAGTAACTCATGCTGAAAATAACCGATATTAGTAAGTTAGAAAACACCATCAATAGCATGGTTGACACTCAAGGCATGTACACAAGTTCCAGTACGGCCTTTATTGGTAAAACAGAAAATAAATGCATCACTATTACTGTTTTTAATAGAGATGCATTCGAACGAGAGTTTGACGAAGATTTTAACGATTTTTCTGTTAAACACTTTTGCCTGACTGAAAGGGATAACTCTGAAGGCTGGTCAGAGATTGATGGAAAACGGTGGTTCTAAATATCCAGAGAGGATTTATGTACACCAAAAGCCGCATTGCTAAGAGCCATTACCGAATGCGACCGCGACCTGGACTGGTTCAAGGTGTTAATGATGGTGGTCAACCTGCTGGCTAGTGATATCCAACAGCCTTTAGACACATTATCACCTGACATATCAGGACTGAGTATCAGTGGGCATACACCGCAGCAACTTCTTTATGAAATACCTAAGTATTACTGCTCGCCAGGTGCAGAGAAATGAAAGCACGTCTGCGGTTTTATAAAGGTAAGTGGTGGTGTCGCTGTGTTGGTGCTATTGGATGCGGTTCTACGATAGAAGGTGCCTGGCGTGATATGCAGAAACTTTATCGTGAAACTGTAAGGCCATTTTAAATTCAATCATTACCACTACGTATATCAGTTAATCATGGCGTAATTCTGTTTTGGTCGACTTACGCCAATTTCCAGTAAGTTAATATTGGGAGTGTGTAATGAAAATTTTAAATAGGAATGTGTCTCTTGGGGTTGCCGTACTTTTTTATTCAAACCTTCTATTAATCGCATTGCTTGCCTACACACTTTTTGAGGTGATCTATGGGTAATAAAGCTGATCAGTATCGTTGTTCATCATGTCATAAACCACTGCCAATCGACCATTCAAAGATTAAGGTCGGTGACAAGGTGGATTTTTCTTATCAAGTAACAAAAATAACAAAAAATGGAGCTTCAATAAAAATATCAAGCAGAACAGGAAAAGTTGTTTCTGTTACATCAACCCATGCGGAAGTGACTTATCGCGGTGTTAATCACTTGATGGAGCTTACAGATATAACACCCTACGACGCCCCAAACGCATTAACTATTGCAATGCAGGGTTTATGTGAGTGCAAAGGAGACAACCATGAGTGATTTTGCTACGCGAAAGATTGTGGATCTTTCTCCTGAAGTACGAACAGATTTGGCGCAGGCGATTTACGCCGGAGTGGTTGCAGCAGGCCGTAGTGCAGCGAAGAAAGTTATATTGGTTGCGCTAACGGCGGTAATCGTCCTACCGCTGTTTTCCTGGCTGTCATTTAAAGCCGGTTTTCTTACGGATGAGACGGATGGCACCAGCCGTTCTGGCATGGCCCTTTATATCGATGCGGGGACTGGGTGCCAATATCTCGCCGTTAGTGGTTCCGGCATCACACCACGTATGGATAAAGACGGTTATCAGGTATGTAAGGGGGGCAAATAATGGAAACTACAAATAAAACAGAATCACTGCGCAAGGCATTAACTATTCTGGGGCCAAGCACTAGCGAAGAACTTGCCGCTTACACGGGGATCAAAGCAAACCTCGTTAGCGCATTACTTATTAATGACCTTAATAAAGGAAAGCTACTGCGCGGCTGGAAAGGTAAAGAACGTTGCTATGGCCAGCCAGGCTCAATAAAGCGCATTGCGCCCAAAATTATCCGTGCAAGTAAGGTTGATGAACCAATCCAGCGGCGTACTCCATCGGGTGACTATTACCTATTCGCGGCCCAGGCCCGCAGCTTTGAACGGCGCAACTGCTTTGATACTGCTGCGCCCCTTTGGCTCAAAGCTGCTGCTGCAGCACGACACGAGGTGAATGAACTGTGGTGTGAGGCTAGAGCCAAATATTGCAACCGTGGCTGGAAATATCCAGAGGGGGCCTCATGAACCGAGCAAAAGCCATCCAGTTAATTCATATCGCTCGCAACAAGTTGGATATCACGGATGACGCTTACCGGCTTATGCTGCGTAATCTGACCAACAAAGACTCCTGTAGCAAGATGAATGACAGAGAATTGGCTAACGTTCTGGCCCATTTGCGTGGTCGTGGTTTCAACATCGCGGGTAAATCTCGTGAAGTGCCTATGGCTGACTTTGCGATGGGCCGTAAAATTTGGGTGCTGTGGCAGGATCTGGCCAAGGCTGGATTGGTGAGGGATAAGTCGCAGAAAGCCCTAGATGCCTGGCTACTAGGTGAGACTGGCGTGGCTCAGTTGATCTGGTTGAAGCAAAAGCCAGAGCAGGCCCATCAGGCTATTGAGAAGCTTAAGCAATGGCTAGGCCGTAAGTAAGGCGAGGTCAGCATGAAAAGCGAGATGGAAGAAAAACGGCATTGGTTACTTACAGAACTGGCAGAGTATGTAACACTGGTCGCTCAGGAACACGGCTTGTCTACAGATTCTGCTGATCAGTTAGGTATCAATGTAGCTAATTTCATCTGTGAACATTTTGCCGGACAACTGATTACTTTCCCGCAAGACTATTTCTTTAAATTGTCGGCGCGAGACCTCAAGATTTACGAGGACTGGCGCAAGAGAATGCCCTGGCAACAACTGGTCATCACATACGGCATGACAGAGGGTGGATTGCGTAAGGTGATTAAGCGTGTAGAAAAACGGATACTGAAACGTTCACAGCCTGGCCTCGAGCTGTTCCCTGATGATGAGTAAAATTGAGGGCGGAATGAATTTTTTTCGCCCTCGGTTCTCTTTCAGTATGTGAAACACAGTTACATTCTTCATTTCGATATTTCTCAGTATTTGCCCGTATTTTTCGAT